ACAAGCTGATCGATTTGATTGGGTTCCATGACACTGATGCGATCGCGATCGTAGGCCGGTTTATCATGGAGTTCCGCAAAGCGGGCTTGAGAAGCGAACAAATCTGGGGCGATTCAGGCGGGCTGGGGTTGCCCATGTGTGACATGCTCCGAGATGCTGGCTGGCCGATTAACCGGTTCAGCTTTGGCGCTAAACTGACTGATGAAGACCATTACATCAGTCGGGGAGCCGAAATCTGGCACAGTTTCGCGCAGCGAATTGCGCGTCAGGAACTGGTTTTACTTAATGATCCGACTCTAATTGCCCAGTTAACGAGCCGCAAATCGACTCTGGACGCGCGCGGACGGCTGGGGATAGAGAAGAAGGCGGATATGGCACAAAGGGGCGTTAAATCGCCCGATAGAGCCGATGCTGTCATTGGCGCTTTCAGTCACGGAGTACAGAACTTTGCGACTTATGTCGGCAGAATAAAGGATCCTTGGCAACGCTTGGAGGAGGAATATGAGGGTTTGGAACCTGGGGGCAGGCGCCGGGATAGGGGGTTACAGCACCAATTGGAGGACGCTGGGGCATGGACTGGAGATTAGAATGGTTCCAAAATTAGGAGCTTCGAGCAATTATGATCGAGATCCTTACAGGTGATTGCCAGGATATTTTACCAACACTGCCGAGCAAGAGTGTGCAATGCTGCGTAACCAGCCCGCCATATTGGGGCCTTCGAGATTACGGGACCGCATTATGGGAAGGCGGGGATGCCCAATGCGATCATAAACGGTTCAACGGTTATCCAACAGGATTGCATGGGCGCTGTTACGCTCAGGATAATGGCAAGTTTTTTAAAGATCTTTGCCCTAAATGTGGCGCTAACCGTATCGATTCGCAGTTAGGATTAGAAGAATCCCCAGAGCTTTACATCACCAAAATGGTTGCCGTGTTCCGCGAGGTTTGGCGCGTACTAAAAGACGATGGAACGCTGTGGTTGAACCTTGGTGATAGTTATGCCGGTAGTTGGTCAGGCAACTCAATGCGGCCAGATGGCGGTACACAGCGGGTTGGTGTGCCGGGATTCCAACCCTTAGATAGTCGATATACTGGCCGAAACGGTACAGTTCCTCTCGGCTTGAAACCTAAAGACCTCTGCATGATACCCGCCCGCTTAGCAATGGCGCTGCAAGCTGATGGATGGTATCTGCGTAGCGAGATCGTGTGGCACAAACCTAACCCGATGCCGGAAAGCGTGACTGATCGGCCGACCAAGAGCCATGAAATGATTTACCTGCTAGCCAAACAGGAACGCTATTTTTATGTTGCGGACGCGATCAGGGAGCCGCACTCCGAGCCGTGGCGAGGCAAGGGAGAACACGAAACGGATAACCCGATATTTAGCAAAAATCGATTAGCTGAAGGCATTTCATGGACACCCGCGATTAGGCAATATAATGCCGCTGGCCGCAATAAACGCTCGGTCTGGACTGTTGCCACGCAACCATACGACGGCGCCCATTTTGCCACATTCCCCGAAGAAATCCCGAAGCTGTGTATTTTAGCCGGCAGCCGCTCTGGTGACACGGTTTTAGATCCATTCGCCGGCAGCGGCACCACGGGCAAGGTAGCGATCGAGCTTGGACGGCGCGCGATACTGATCGAGCTCTCCCCAGCCTATGTCAGGTTGGCGCGCGAACGCACCAATGTGACGCCCGGATGGTTCTAGTTGGTTGCAGACCCGAGTCCGGCGCACACTGGCACTCGCCAGGGCGCCGGCCCCAAGCTTCCACAGGGTCTTAACCGGAACCCTTTCTTGCAACAAAAGGATCACATTGGTTTTTGCCTTGTGCCAAGCACTTTTATTTGTTATTCCGTAATACGAGATGAATGGAGATCAGCCCCCACAGGAAGAGCCGCAAGCCGGACAACAAACAGATCAAATTGAGCCTTTGGCCGCGCCGACACCCGGTACGGTAATCGCTTCAACGGTAACGATTGATGCGCTTTTTACGAGCGTTTATGGAACGCGTTCCGCAGACTTGGCCGCCACACCAGTTTACAGCTGGAATACGGGTAACTCAATTATCGCGCAGTGGCCGAGTGTGACTGATAATTACAGTGCGATTTTTTGCAAGTTCGAGGCGCGCTCATTGAAAGGTTCTTCGATCACTCAAGCGTAAATGCCTCAGACAGTCACAGTACGGCTGCATAGGACGATCACCTTGGCAGCCAATGATTTATGTACCGTAAATTATTCGGGTGCTGATGGTGGCAAAATCTACATGAAGAACACTGGGCCCGGGAAAGTCTGGGTCAGTTTCGATACGACTAAGCCGGCGACAGTAGCCGATGTGAATAATGTTGTGCTGGCGACCGGTGATTCGCTCACATTTGAGCGGATTCCGCGTAATACAGTGTTTACTTTGAACGCCGATACGGCGTCGACTATTCTGACTTTGACTCAGCTTTAAACGCGCATCCAGAGCTAGCTCGATGCCTGAGGACAATTCTGAGCTTTATTCCGAGATAACGGGCGATCTTGAAGACCGTTCCAAGTGGGAAAGTCGCCAGATCGTCTGGGCCAAAATGCGCGGAGCCGGAGTTGGCAGAGCTAATCGGCCTTGGCCAGGAGCGGCAATGTGCACGTGCCAGTGGCTGACACCATTATTGGTAAGCTCAAACCGTACTACGTGGTCTGGATATTTGGTCCGGAACTTCTTGCCAGTTTTTATTCCTTAGAAACCCAGGGCGACAGCTATACCGATAGCGTAGCGCAATGGTTCGATTACAAGGTGCGGGAAGTATCAAACTTTAGTGAACAAGCCGTATGTGCGATCGATTCGTGTTTGCAGAACGGGTTTGGTGTGCTCAAGACCTACTGGGATGATCGAGCTAGAAAGCTCTCATTCACCAGCATTCATCCGTATTTCATCATCGTGCCGGCGTACTCGACATTCGATTTCCAGAAAGCCGATCGAGTCGTTCACGTGATGCAGTATTCGCGCGATGAATACGAGCGCGACGCCAGGCGCAAAGGGTTCAATACCGATGAAAGCTATATTGATTCGATTACTGGCGAGGGTAAACCAGACCAGAAATACGAGCGCCACCGGTACACGGCTGAGGGCTTAAGCTACTCGAAGCTCTCGGACATGATCGTGCTCTGGGAGGTTTATATCCGGGAGAGTGACGGCCAGATACGGGTCAAGACTTTCAGCCCGTTGCAGCCTGATGAACCTGCGAGGGGCGATTTCAAGCTGCCCTATGAACACAAAGAAATCCCGTTGACCATGATCCCCTATGAGCTCACCGATGGCGGGTTTTATTCGAGCCGCGGGGTATGCGAACTGGTCCAGATGTATGAAGCAAGCGCGTATAAGACATGGAATGAGAAACTTGATTTCATGTCGATTGCCAATCGGCCGGTTTTATCCACTCAAGGCGGGAGTATCAACGCTCAGAACATCCGATGGAAACCTGGCGCAGTACGATTCTGTCTTACAGCTTGTTCAACAGCCAGCTCCGCCCGTCAGCTTCGATCAGGAGATCAGTTCCAACCGTTCTATGGCGGAGCAGCGGGTTGGGATACCGGATTTCGGAGTGGCGGGTCCCAATCAGCCACAGGGCAATAAGACGGCGACTGAGACCAATGTTATTACCAACGTGATGCAGCAGAATAACGATTTGCGTGCGCGAATCTTGAAAGGAGCTATGACGCGGGTGTTTACACAATCCTGGGGATTACTCAAACAGTATGACAGGGAGAGCTTGGATTATTTCTGGCGCAACCAGAGACAGACACTTGATGACGCGGCGTTCGATAATAAATACGTGCTCAAGCCTAACGGGAGTGTCGACGGATATTCCAGAGAGCGCGAGATTCAGAAACTGATGCAGTTGCGTCAGCTTAGCCAGGGTTCGCCTTGGATCATTACGCCCGAGATTGATAAGAAGATTGTTGAACTGATGGATTCGCAGTGGGTCGCGGAGATTTATTCTGAGCCAAAGGACTTGGCAGCTGATCAACAGGAACAACAGGCGGTTGAGAACTCGATCATGACTGATGGCTTCCTGCCTCAGGTCAAACCTAATGATGATCATGTGGTGCATTTGCAGGTTTGCGACGGTTTTATAGGGTGGCGGACCCAGCAAGGGCAATCGATTCCGCCGCCTTTGATGTCGATCTTTATGCAACACATGGGGATGCATATCGATGCTGCGAGGGCTAATCCGCAGTACTGGAAAGCGCACGCTGGCGATATCATGCCGTTTCAGACCAAGATTCAACAGACACAGAAAGCGATGCAGCAGCAAGCTGCCGCTGCTCAAAAAGCGCAACAGTTGCGTGGTGCGCTGGGTGCGCCGCCTCCGGGCGCTGGCCCTATGCCATCTGGTATGGCGCCGCCGCCTGTGCCGCCTGGTGCGCCTAATCTGCCGCAGCCAGGGCAACCAGCGCTTTCACCAGCTGGGCCACCGTTACCGGGTGGTAATGGAGGAATGCCGGCTTAGATGAAAAAAACAGCAGCCGAAAAACAACATGAGCGAGAAGAATATCGCCAGTGGTATAAAACGTTTAAAGAACAGGAGTACAAACGGACCCAGACGCTGCCCAAATATGAGATTGAGTATATCGGTGGTCCATATGCTGGGAGATACATTTGTCATGGGATTAACGAACATTCTGAGGGGCAATACATTGAATGCCAGGGTCCATGGGATGATAGGGGCAATGCGATATTTCCACCTTCTGTTTATCGCTATAAAAACGGGGCTTTCCACTGGGTGGATCCCTCAAAGAAACTTTCACCAACGGAGAAATGTCCGCTTTGCGGTGGGAGAGGCTACGTGAAAGATGAATCTAATTCTCAAATGGTATCTACGGATGGTTTTGAGTCGCCCGATAATTCGGGCAGTCGATTGGACTCAAGAGGAGAGAAATAGTTTCGACTTGTTTTGTCGTTCGAGTTGTGGAATAAAACTTTTTGAATTCCTGCGCCAGATTGTCGCTACCGCGACGTTCAATGCTGTTTACCAGAATAGTGTGAGCGCGAACGCCCGAGCACGAGGGCAGCAGGACATTTTGGCCCTGCTTCACAGGCTGCGTGTTTTCCCAGTCAATGAGGAGAGCAGTTTCACCGATGAAGATCAGGAGCGCTTGAGCGCGATCGCCCGAGGGGCAAACGCCATTCCGGCCGGTGGCCGGACCGATGATTGGCGCTGGATAGGTGGTCGTGGAGCAATCGGAAGCTGAAAATCGCTTAAAAGATATGCCAGAGGAAACGGCATTTGATGGTACTACTCAGACTCATGGAGTAACTACGCAATCATCTGCTCAAGAACCGAGCCAGGGGCTTGGTGAGAGTCCGGCTACTGCCGGGTCAGAATCCTCTCAAAGTGATCCGGCCATGGCCGGACAGGATGGCCAGACGAAGGCTAAAGAGCCTAGCCGGTATGAGCGTACCAAGCGTGAGCGGGCGGCATTTAAGGCTGCGCAGGCGCAGTTTGCCAGAGAACGGGAACAGTTTGCCAGAGAGCGAGCTGAGTTTGAGGCGAGCAAGAAACCGAAGCGCGATTATTCGATAGCTGACTTGAGGAAATATCGGCAGCAATGGCAGGACGAAGGCAACTTCGAGCTTGTCGAGAAAGCCGATAAAGAGATCGCGGTCATGGAGGCCGAGGAACAGGCCGAACGCGCACAGCGCACGGTCGAGTTACCGCCCCCAGGAACCCATGAACATAGAACTCAATGGGAAGCTGCTGAGAGAGAACTTTTCGAGGCTGACCCAGAGTTCATGCGCGAGGGGACCAAGCTTGACACGAAATTACGCGAGATAATGGCCAGCGCTGACGGCAATATTTATCGTCAGCATCCCAGAGGGATCGTCGCGGCATATCACAGAGCAAAAATGGAGTTGATGGAAGAGGTCAACAAGGGACTTCAGACAGAGAACTCCAACTTAAAGACTGAACTACAGCGTTACCAGGGGTTGACCAGTGTTGGCGGTGGAGCGCCTGGGCGGATCGGGAGCGGAAACAGAATCGAGTCAATAGCTGATTTTGAAAAGCTCTCGGCTGCTGAGATGCGCAAACATCTTACACGCGGTGCGCAACGCGATGGTGTGCCGTGGTTTTAGTTTAAAACTCCTAAAATTCTAGTGTTATGCCTCCTCCAGTTTACGGAGCGGTAACCACTACCGACAAGGCTAGTGAATACCGTATCTATTTTAGTAAGAAGCTCTTAGAGCATCAGATCCATACCCTGCAATTGTATGAACCAGCCTATAAGGCCAGTATTCCGCAGGGCCAAGGCAGTAAAACTATCCGGATGTTTCGGCCACCGACGGCCTCGATTGCCAATGTTATCACGTTGACTGAGGGCACACCGCCCTCGAATGCGCCGTACAAACTTATCTTCGAGTTTATCACCCGGACGCTGCAACAGTACGGCGGGTATGCGCAGGTAAGTGACATTGTCGATGAAACTGAATTCTTGAAAACAGGCGAGGCTCTGATGGATAAGTTTGGCGAAGAAGCCGCGCTTTGGTGTGACACACTGATTCGGGATGCCTGTATAAACGGTACGACTGAGGAACCGACCAAGTTCACCAAACGCTATGCAGGTACAGCAACAGACTTTACAACCTTGCTCGCCTTAACCGGTCAACAGGGCAGGTTTACTTCTGATGACTTGATTGATGTCTGTACCGAGTTGCGGCTCAATAAAGCCAAAGAATTCGATGACGGTTGTTTTTGTGCTGTCATTAGTCCCGAGCAAGAACGCGATTTGGTCGAGGAACAGGGTACAGCATGGACTTATGCCAGTGCGTTCCAGAAACCTGAACAGATCTGGCGCGGTGAGATCGGCCGATTGTTTGGGATCAAAGTGTTGCGTTCAACTAACGCGATGTATCAGAACGCTGAGGGCACAAACGTTGCCGGAGGTGCTGCGATTGCGGCGTTGGTATTTGGCAAGGACGCATTTGCTGTACCGGATCTTGAGGGTGAGAACCCGCCTAAACCAAAGGTGGTCACCATTACTGATCCTGATAGCGCTAATCCGTTCAATCAGTTTATCAGTTACGTATGGAAAACTTTCTATAACGCAGTCTGTCTCTCATCCTGGAACGGGGTAGTTTTGCAGACCAAGACGGCATATACGGCAACTTAATATGGCTACGATCGCGATAGGAATAGATAAAGGTCCTGGGGGTTATACCTGTAAGGTGCCGACCAATGCATTAGCTGAAGACGGCGTCCCGCCCGAGGTTGGGGACACAGTGCAGTACAGTGTCAGTGGCACAGTGCAGAGTGTCAGCGGTGGGCAGGCGACGGTTAAGATTGACTCGGTCAATGGGGAGCCAGTGACCGAGGAGGCTAGCGAAACCCCTGAAGAAGAAGGGACTGAGCCTGCTGGCGGCGGTGGAGGAGCTGGTGGTGCTGGTGCTGGGGAGAGCACGAGCGCGATGGGTGCGCGCTTGAGAAAAGCTGCCAAGGGCCAACCGCTGCCGTTCTAGGCGAGCCATGCAGATCATTGTTCGGAAAGAAGGGAGCGAGGCTGAGCGTAAGAAGCGTGAGGCCTATGCTCAGATTTTGCGTCGTTACTACGAGCGCGAGATTCGGGATGGATCGCGCTTCAGGAGTAAAGCTGGCTCCAAGGAACAGATAAAGAAGGTCTATGAGGTTCGCTAGCCTAGCGCCGGTAGGGAGTGAGATCGAAGAGATGGAAACTCTTTATGGAAAGTTCGATCTTGGGCTGGATGGTCAACCGACATTGTTATGGCAGGGGCGAAACTTACGTAAATGGCGAATGCCTGAGATGATGCAGCTGGCTTTTTTTCCTGACATGTACGTGGCGAAGGTGCTGGTAAACCGGCGTGTATTTGGGCCGTTGGAACAGGTTTATGGCGAGATCATGGCGCGCTGGACTCGGGAAGCAAGAGAAGCTCATGGGCTGAATCAGTTCGTGAAATGTTACTGTTTTGGTGATGGCGATCGGCCAAATCTGTTCTGGTACGGAGCTGCCTGGCGATTAAGTCCGCAGGTTAGCGGGGAAACGCTGGGTGAGGTTATCAAGGTTTTTACCAGGCATGGATTCACCTACCGTGGGGACACTGAACGGCGCAGACTCAGAGATTTCGAACTCTGGTGAATAGCAAAGATCCAGCCTGGCGGATGGTTTTATGTTGGGGCAGTGTATTGATTTTTCTCGGTGCGCCAGTGGTATTGCTTACGCTGCAGATCGTTGATCAGCTTCAGCCTCGTGATGTGGAGGTAGCTAAATCGATGAGCGGCATGTATATCTCCATTGCTGGAGTAGTAGCATCCCTTGTTGGTCTCAAAACATGGTCAGAGGTCAAAAATGGGAAGTGACGGCTTACTCGTCAAGAAACTGAAAAGATAATGAAATGTTCTTTGTGGAACAAAGTTTCGCTAGCGAGTCTATTGATCTGGGCAATAAGTTCTGAGCTCGAAGCCAGAACTATTACGGCAGCCAGTGGCTCAGCAAGCGCTGTGCAATCGGCGATCGATTCGGCTGCCAATGGTGACACTGTGCTGATCCCGAGCGGAATTTATACTTGGACCGGCGGGATTAGCTGTAACAAGGCAATCACTATTGATGGGCAAGGAGCCAGCATTACCCAGGGAGCAGGTAGCGCAAACCTCTTTAATTTGACGATTAGTTCGGCTGGGCATTTAACAGTCGCTAATATCAAGTTTCTGCCGGGCACGGCTACCGGGCGATACATGAACATTGGGCAAGTCAATGGCGCACAGGGCATTATTCTGCATGATCTAAATTTCAATATCCCGAATTTTCAGCTTACTACCGCGATCACGATCAATACGACTGGAGGGCTCTTCTACAATTGCACTTTTGAATCAACAGCGAGCAGTTCAAGCTCTGGGCCGGGCAGCGGTAGCGGATGTTTGCAAATAAAGAGTCCTAAGGGTTGGTATGAAGCCGATACGTTTGGAACAGCCGATACGCGCGGTGATCAGAATTTGTATGTCGAAGACTGCACTTTTCGGGATATGTACAACCAGGCAATTGATATCGATGATTGTGCTCGGGTTGTTTTGCGCTATTCGGAATTTATCAATTCTCAGGCTGTTATTCACGGGATCACCAGTACCTGGGGCGGTCGGCAATTTGAGGCTTACAACGATAAGTTCCTTTACGAGAAACGGGGCGGAGTCTGGGTCAATACCAATCGATTTTTCTGGGCCAGAGCTGGAAGCGGCCGCATTCATGACAATACGGTTGATAAGATCGATTCGGGCGGTTATTGGGGCGGGGCCAAGCCTTCCTGGGTATTTATTGATGAGCCATTGACCCGGAGTGGCGCAGGTAATGGCGGTAAATGCGAGACCGAAGCGATGTATCCCGGCACGCGCTGGCCAGGCACTGGGACCGATGGGAAAAGTTATCCAAGCGGCCAGATCGTTACTCCGAGTGCGATCAATCCTTTCTATTTCTGGGCCAATAGCGGGGCAGGCGCTGATTTCTGGGGGACCAATGACCAGACTGGATATGGTTGTTCGGGTGGCTCAACGAAGAATATATTTAAACTGGATCGCGACATTAAGTTTGCGGCGCCGGCAGGTTATAGTCCTTATACTTATCCGCATCCTTGGCGAGGTGGAGCTGGTCCGACACCGACCCCGGCTCCAAGCGCTTCAGTTACTCCAACGCCTCAGCCAACCTCAACACCGCAGCCAACGCCAAGTCCTACGCCTCAGCCGACTCCGTCGCCGGCTGGAGCTTCGTATTCGGATTGGCTCAATGAATTGGGCAAATGGATTGAAGAACATCCGGCCCGTCCCAATGGAACCCAGCGCCAAGAACAAGGGACTGAAGCAAATCCCGGAGATTGAAAAATCGCCTAACCTAAACCTAAGAAAAACCAAAGCATGTATCTATCAATAACTAAGACGTTTCCGGCAGCCCCGATTCTTGTTCCAACTCCGCCGATTGCTTTGCCGCCAAGTGGTGGTAAACCTGAACAGACGATTTATTTGCCGATTTTTCCTGAGCATCCAATCGAGATTTTGCCGCCGACTGCTGAGCACCCGATTTATTGGCCTCAGCCGCCAGCTCCTATTGGACCCGAACATCCGATTTATCTGCCTATTGGTCCGACTCATCCCATTGAGCTGCCGCCAGCTCAGCCACCAGCGGCCGGCCAGCCAGGAGTGCCAACTCAACCGATTTATTATCCGGTTTTCCCGAGTCATCCGATTGTGCCTTTGCCGCCAAGCGCTGAGCATCCGATCTATTTACCGATTGAGCCACCGGTTAGCGGGGGCCAACCAAGTCACCCGATTTATTACCCGGTTGTGCCAAGTCATCCGATTGAGTTGCCTCCAGCTGGCGCTCCGAAACCCGAACATCCGATTTATGTTCCGGTTGTGCCATCTCACCCGATTGTGTTGCCTCCGGCAGGCGGCGGTGGCGGCGAGACGCCAGAGCATCCTATTGTATTGCCAGAGCGGACTACGATGGTCCATGTATCAATTGGGCCAGGTAAGACCGTAGAGGTTCCTACGCAGGCGCTTACTGATTGGCTCAAAACTCAAGGTGCCCCTTCTTCGCGCAAGAGATAAGCGCTAGAACTTTGACCTCCATGGACTGGAAGAAAACAACGTTCCTTGACTGGCCATGTTGGGAAAGTGGTTCTTTCAGGATCATGGAGGTCAATGGCTATTATGAACTGTTCCTTGATAAAGGAATAGCGACTGATGTCTGGCAGTTCAAAAGCTTAGAAGAAGCCAAACAGAAAGCCGAAGAGCTCAGCGCATGAGTGATTTAACCAAATTCAAAACAATTGGCGGCGTGATGGTTTACAGGGACAATAGGGACGGGGTCTTGTGGAAAAGCTCTTTTGCGGTGAATGCAGATGGGTCGCCTCACGCCTACGGACCGAATGACAGCGGGTTGGATTATACGGACAACGCTGGCAAGCCTGGCAACTGGTGGGGTATTTACGCGCCGCCAGATGGGAAAGGATTACCGATTCTTCAGGCCGCATATCATCCAGCGCCATATTATTACATCTCGACCACCGCGCTGGTGGATCCGAACTATCCTGAAAATCATCCGGCCCGCTACGTCGATAGTGAGCGCTACGGTTTTTATGTGATTCCTGGAGGGGAGAGCTTTTGTCGGCTTGGGGATGTGGGATTGGCGCTTAACACCAAGACTGGGGATAACATGTATTTCGCTATGGCCGATATTGGTCCCAAGGATCAGATTGGTGAGGGTTCGATGCTCTTAGCTAGGTGCCTGGGGCTATCAACCGATCCCAGGAGAGGGGGAACTCAGGACAAGATCATTGCCTGCGTAGTGCTGCCCAATTCCGATCCGGGCTACAAGGACTGGGAATCTAAATGCAAGCTGGCAATCAAGCTTGTCGATGAATGGGGCGGCTTGGCGCGGTTAAAGAAATTGGCTCAAGAACTATGATTTCAGCGCTGATCAGCTGGCTGGTGGTGGTTTTACTGGTGGTATTGCTCTACTGGGTGATCAGCCAGTTTGCGCCTGCGCCTATTCAGAAGATTGTTTTGGTGGTCTGCGTGGTGGTGATCGTTTTGGCATTGATATTTGTTATTTTGCCTTTCACCAACGTGCATTTAGGACATTTCTAGGATGGCTTACACCGACATAAGCTTTACCAATGCCAAGGAGGGCGGGATAACGGCGCGCAAGCTCAACAAGCTTCGGGATGACTTGAGCAGTGCGATTGCGGCTGGTGGTGGTGGAGCAGGCACGGGTGATATGCTCAAAAGTGTCTATGACACCAATGGGGATGGGATTAGCGATCACGCCGCATTGGCGGACACAGCACCATGGGCCGGGATTAGCGGCAAACCGTCGAGTTTTGCGCCGAGTGCTCATGCTTCGACTCATTTGAGTGCGGGCAGTGATCCGATAGGGCTTGCGACATCAGTTTTGGCTGGGTTATGTCCGGCTGTTGATAACACAACGATCCAAGTTGTTACTTCAAAACTTTCTTGTGTTGCTTTAGCCTGGACTGCGATCACTGGTAAGCCTGCGACATTCCCGCCTGATTC